GTCCCAGGATTTGATATTGTCTGCTCTGGTTTTTTCATACATTTCTCTACTAAATGCGTTTGCTTTTCTGTTTTGTTGAAGTTGTCCTCCAACTTGTGCTGCGCCTGATAAGGCGCTAATGCCTGTGCCTAGTTTGGCCGCTATGGCTGCGCCTTTGGCGACTTTTGCTGCTGTTGCAGCTTTTGCTATGATTGGTATCATTGGTGCTATCCAAGCCATTGTTTTTTTTGTTTTTGTTTTTAATTTTCCACCTGCACTTGCACTCTCGCAGGCTTTCGTTTGTGTTTGGTGTCAATTAGCACTAATATATCAAGGATTATTAGTGCTTGGCCTCCTCTTCGAAGGCCTGTATCCACTGGCGTTTTGTTTTTTTGCCATAGGGCCACGCATCGGGCAGTTTGGCCATAGTATGGCCAAACTGCCGCGTTTTTGTTTTTCCATTATGGGGGGTATTATATACCATTTTGTTCAATTTTTTCTTCTACGAAGTTTTGGCCATCGCTCATTTGCGGCTCACGTCCTTCGGCACGTGTGTGCTCCGCTAGGGAGGTTTGTGTTTCCGCAATTTTTTCGCGAATGTATCTAGCGTATTCAATACGCTCTATTGGGTCCATACGACTAACGTCTGCGAATTCTTCGTCTTCTCCGTAATATACGGGTGTAAAGGTTGCCACTGATTGTCCTCTAGTATAACGTTCTACTAATTCTTGTAATGACAGAGTCATATCTGGAACGGTCTGACTTGGTTCCATTGATGATTTTTCCTCCTGTTCTGATTGTTTTTCTATATAGCTAAATGCTGACCTAAATTTTGTTTCGCCCTTCTCGGGCTCGTTTTGCGTGAGTGATAATTCTGTCTGCTTTTCCGCTTTCTTTGAGTTGTTCATATCCTTCTAATGTTTGGTATTTTGTGTAATATTCTAGTTCTTTTTGGTCTTCTTTTGCTTTAAATTTTTCTGCTAATTTGTCTGCTTGTGTTCTCCTTTCTGGTTCTGACCAGATTTTTTCCCTAAAGTACCTTGGTAGGCTTATTTTCTTACCGTCTTCCAATGTTATGAAATTTCTTTCAATATCTGCACGATGATAATTAATTATTTTTTCACTAAGGTAATTAAGTCCTAACTTTTTTGACATTAAACTAAATTCTGGCAGTCTATCATCATTTTTGTGCATTGGTATAATTTTTCCTTTGTTTATATATTTTGCCGTGTATGCAGCTGAAGCTTCTGTAAGTTCTCCTATATGTACTTCTCCTTTGTCCCATGCTTTGTGTATTAATTCAATGTCTGCATTAAACAAGATAATGTGATAATGTGGTCTATAGGTTTTACTTCCGTATTCTCCTGCTAAATAATACTTTAAGGGTTCGTGATCTTTTCCATGAAGTTTGCGAAGCCTTTTAAAATAGAGTTGAACGTCGCGTTTATCGAGTGTAAGGAAACCCCTGCTTGATATAGGTACGAATCGGGTATCGTAAGTAAGAGTAATGAAATGAGAAGATATAGCATTTTTTGCGTGAGTTTTTAAACGAAATGTCCAGACGCTAGTGCGTCTGGACAAACACGCTGGACACTTTCCACAAGGTACCGGAACCTGCCGGTCGTTACTATAGATAGGGTAGCGTGGGTTGTTAACATGAAACGGTGTATCACATGCCATATTAGAAGTTAGGCGTGCCGTACTTCGGCATCTTTCTAATAGCCTTGATGTTATTAAATATATGTCCGTAAATGTTGTCTACTGTTGAGTCTTCTACTGCAAAGATACGTGTACTAGGGTCACATTGAATAAAGGCTCCGTTAAGGTTTGGTTTTGCGCTAAATTTGCGCCCTAGGTGCCAATAATCTAATGAAGTACGCATTTCTCCTGCAACACGAGAATTAAGGAATTTATATTCGGCATATCTTGGTACATATCCAAATGATTCTCCTACCTGGGTTCCTTGTGCATATAGTTCCGCGTTTTTTACTTCTTGTTCTCCAATATTAGCGAATGTTGGCCAGAAATAATCTAGTCTATCTAATTTTAATAGTGAACGATGCACACCTTGTTGATAAGCCGTTTCTGGTGTTACTGAAATTAATCCAATTATCCATCCATGCTCTTCTACATTATATCGGAATTCGTTTCCTCCAGATACTGAAATACCGTGTCCTGCCATGTTACCTACTGGTAATGTTGTTTCTGCAGTTGATAGTACTTCGCTAATTACCATTTTTCCTTTGGAGCCTCCTAGATATTCTGGTCTCTGCAAACGTGCATCTGAAGATTTTACTCCAAAATGCGCTAGAATTGACTCAATGTATCGTGTACCACCTCTAGCGTTTCTTTCGAGCCATTCTTGTAGTCTAAATGCTCTTCTTAATGAGTTAATGTCTGCTGCTTCTGCAGTACCTGAGAGCTGACTTGAATTGTCAATATTATATCGAGTTCCAGTTGTTGAACCTTGTCTAGGTTGTCCTCCAGCATCTGAATGTCCAAGACTATCTTGGTTTGTAAAAGGAGTACCGTCTAACTGTCTAAAAACTGTACCTCCTACTGTAGAATCGTAATTAATTGTTACATCTCCGATTGGAATAGTTACTGCATCTCCTTTTTGTGCCCATGGTAAACAGGATGTAAAATAATCATGTTGCCATGCTCTAGGTTTAACAGTACCTCTAAGTATATTTTCAAAATTTGCATTCCTACCATCTATTAAAGAATCAGGAACTTCGGATTGCAAATTCTGATCTCTATAATACTCATTATAAATTTTGTTATATGCTGCAACTGGAAATGGTGAACATATTTGAGCATTCGGATTATTTGCATCTAAATTATTCCAAGTTACTCCAGTTGGCAATCCTAAATAATCTGCAAGTGACTTTACAGGGAATTCTTCTCCAGCTTGTTGTCCATAAAATACATAGGGCGCTTGTACATTTAGGTTTCCTGTAATCCATTGTTCCCAATTTGGCCATAAGATTCGGTTTGGAACAAAGAAATAGTGAGTAGTCACATTTACCTTATGCATAACGGGTGCGATAAGAGGGGCAAAACGGAGCATCGTTTCTGTTCCAATTTTTACCTTGTCTCCTGGAACACATTCCATTACACACGTAGGGTATAGTCCACCCATTTTAAACGACATTTTCACATCGTGTGAAAGGTCGAATACATTGCTACCAACTTTTGGTAGCTGAATCGAGTTAAATAAGTTTGCCTTTGCCATTATAGTCTGATGCCTCCTCTTTGTACTAAATAAGTGTTGTTTCTTCTGCGGCCGTAGCCTCTTTTTTTGCGGGATCTTCCGCCTCTTCTGTAGCGCATTTGTTTTGTTTGTTTAAGTTAGAAATATGAATTTGAGTAATTTGTAATAATGAACACACTGAATCTAATCTACTAAGTGCAACCGCGTGGTTACTTTCATTTTCTAGTACTAATGTACTGATTTCATCAATTAATTGAGAAATGTCTTTACGCATTTCTCTTACTGTTTTTTCGAAGTAAATGTTTTCTGATTTCATTTTTTTAAATTTGATAGTCCTTTTAAAATTGCCATTGAACCTGGGAGAAATTCATATGGTACATATTTATTAAAATCCATCCAAAATTTAGGTTTTTTTGCATTTTCTAAAATAGAGTTTATTGCAGTGGCTCCTACTCTTACATAAATAGGGTCATTTTTATTTACTCCTATACCTAAAAGAGCTCCTTCTAATTTTTTTAAAGTTTCATCAGCTTTTAAATTTTTTAAGGTTTGTTGAATATTGTTTCTTTCTGCGTTTGAATTAGCAGTTTGTGACTCCCTTAATAATATATCTTGAGCAATTAATTGTAAGGATTTTCCTTGCATAACTTCAGCTCTAATATTGCTAGCGTTAGTAAATTCTATATTTGCTCTAGTTGCCTGATTTGCTAGTTGAGCTCCTTCTACTGAATATTGAAAGTTAGTTGCTGCTAAATCGTTAGCTATTCCTTGGCCTTTTGTTCTTGAAGTTTCTCCTAATGCTTGCGCTGCTTTAAGAATTGCTTCTTGTTGCATTGTTGTATTTGCTGCTAATAGGTTATCGTATTGAGCTTGTTTTATTTTGGTATCAAAATACCCTTGAACTGGGTTTGAAATTTGACTAAAGTCTGGTGCTCTGAATTGTCCTCCTTGTACATCTGGTGTTTGTATACTTCCTGCTGCTTGTGTGGCTCCGCCACTTTGATAAACCATATTTGGATTTAATCCTGCAGCTTGTAGTCTTTCCATTTGTTTTTGAGGAGAGTTATACTCGTTTTGCATGTCCCAGGATTTGATACTGTCTGCTCTGGTTTTTTCAT